AAATGCCTACTAAGAATCAAGCACATATAGATAAAGCTTTAACCAATATATCCGTTGCGTATATGCAAGATGAGAGTGCATTTATAGCGGATAAGGTATTCCCAAGAATACCTGTAAAGAAACAATCAGATGTATACTTTGTATATAATAAAGGAGACTTCTTCAGAGATGAGGCTAGAGTAAGAGCAGGTGCTTCTGAGTCAGTTGGAGGCGATTACGGGGTTGAAGCATCAGACCCGTACTACTGCAGAGTTCATGCATTTCACAAGGATGTAACAGAGCAAGACAGAGCAAACTATGATGAGCCGTTAGATGCTGACAAAGACGCTACAGACTTCGTTACTCAGAAAATGTTAATCAGAAGAGAAATGGAATGGGCTAGAAAGTTCTTCAGACCTGGGGTATGGACTACTGAGATTGAAGGAGTAGCTTCTAACCCACAAGCTGGAGAAGCACTTAAGTTTAGTGACCCAGAGTCCGATCCAATCAAGGTTATTACTAACCAATCCATAGAAATGGCTTCTAAGACAGGTTTCAGGCCTAATACATTAGTTCTTTCCCCTAGAGTATTCTATGCTCTAAAGAATCATAAGGACATTTTAGACAGAATTAAATATACTCAAAAGGGTATAGTAACTAATGACTTATTAGCTACATTATTCGAAGTAGATAATGTGTATACTGCATGGGCAGTAGTTAATACAGCAGCTCAAGGTGAAGAAGATGATATTGATTTCATAATGGGCGACCATGCTTTATTATGTTATGTTAACCAAAGACCTGCTATTAAGCAACCATCAGCTGGGTATATATTTACTTGGACCGGATTAATGGGAGCAAGTGCTTATGGTACCAGAATCGTAAGAATACCAATGGATAGCTTAGGATTAGGAACTGAAAGAATAGAGGGAGAAATTGCATTCGACCCTAAAGTTATAGCACAAGACCTGGGAGTATTCTTTAAGGACATTGCTAATAATGATGTATGTAGTTAGAAAGCCCTTTAAGTCGATGGGTAAGTTTTATGACGTAGGGTCTATAATTGAAGACCCTACCGCTATAAAATGATTTAAGTCCAAAGTCAATGAGGGCAAAGTGATTATAGTTTCTGAGGATAACTTACAGAGTGTAGCTGCCTATATCAGGGCTAGGTCGAATGTAGACATTCTCCCAGAGTTTACCAAGACTGAATCTATAGAAATTAAATTAGACCAGGAACCAAAACCTGTAGCTAAAGCAAAAGTAGTAATCAAGAAGTAGGTGATAAAAATGACTTGGAGCTATTCAGGCGACCCTGCTAGGAGTGAATTAGATAAGTATAGATTTATCATAGGTGATACTGATGAAAATGATAAGTTACTATTGGACGCTGAAATAAATTATATCCTAGATACTTTCGATGAACATAACCTTAGGTTATATAATCTATATCAAAGACTAGCGGATAAGTTTGCAAGGGATATAAAGAGGTCGTTAGGCCCACAATCAGAGGACCCTACTTCCAGACAACAGTACTATGCTGATAAGGCTGCGTATTATAAGCAGTTATGCAGTATTTCTGGTGTATCAGTTCCTAAATATAGCTACAAAAAGGTATTTAGTAAGGGGATGCACAACAATGTTTAAATCATTAAAGAAGTGGTTAACAGTACCGGTCACAATTAAACCCTTCTTGCGTAGAGATGGCGCCGGCGACCCTTTGTTTGATGAGCCAATAGTGACCAAATGTTACCCGCAAGGTAAAGTTACTCTTGTAAGAGATGTGCATGGTAACGATATTGTGTCGAATCTACAGTTATACATTGAAGGTGATACCGCTATTAAGGTCACTGACGTGGTAGTGTTCAACAGCAGTGATTACAATATTAAAGCACTAGGACCGTATTACGATGGTGACACAGGTAAAGTAGATATAGTGGTGGTGTATCTGTAATGCGGGTTACTATAGACGTAAACTTTGAAAAATTTCATAAGAAATGCGAAGCAGCCATAAGTAAAGTAGCAAAGTCTACCTACTGGGCAACCGAGGAAGCTTGTGAAGACATAATGGAGGAGAGCCTCAGACAAGTACCTAGAGATACTGAAACGCTTGCTAATAGTGCATTCTATGATATACAAAAGGCAAAAGATTACGGCTTCGAAGCTACTCTGGGATATGGAGGTTCTGCAATAAACCCAAAAACGGGAATACCTGTTATGGACTATGCAGTAGTAGTTCATGAGGACCTTGATGCTATCCACCCTGTGGGTAAGGCGAAATTCCTTGAAGACCCTATTAGGGACTATGCATCAGAAAAGTTCCCTAGAACTGTAATAAAGCATGTAGGTCCTGCACTGGAGAGTGAAAACAATGAGTGATTTACTTCTTGACTTGATAAACCATCTTGCTTCTAAAGGTATTGTGGAAGGTGATGGAGTTGATTCATTTAGGGACTTTACGCCAGAGGAACCTGATAGTGTATTCGTAATACATGAATACGCAGGAGCTCCTACACCTCTGCATGATACGTTTACTCATAGGTCTTTGCAATTGACTTTTAGAGATAAGGAAGCTAGCGTAGCTAAAGCAAAGTGCAAACAGATATTTGATGAATTAAGCCCTATAGGTGGATATAAAGTGTTAAGTAATGGTAGGTGGTGTCAAATATATCCTAGACAAACACCTTTTAAGATTAAAGTTGATAGTGCAGGGAGGACTACCTACGGGTTTAATATTGGTATAACTACTGAAAGAGATTAAGGAGGAGTGATATAATGGCAACTAGAATAGGCTGTGATAACCTTGTGTATGCTATATTGATGGCAGACGATGGTACATCTGACCCGACATATGGAGAAGTAAAATCAGCACCTGGTGTTATGAGTCTGAATATAAACCCTAATGCATCTCAGGAAACTATTTTCTATGATGATGGGCCAGGAGAGTCAGCTGCAACTCTAGGTAATATAGAAGTAGAGGTACAAAAGAATGAACTTACTACAGAACAGAAAGCAGATTTATTAGGACATACAATAGATAGTAAGGGCGCTATTATATATGGTGCTAACGATGTACCACCATGGGTAGCCATAGGCTTTAGAACACTTAAGTCTAATGGTAAGTACAGATACGTATGGTTATACAAAGGAAAGTTCTTAGAGCCAGAAGACAATAGTGAGACAAAAGGTGACAGTATCAATTTCCAGTCAGAAACCATTGTAGGCCAATTTGTTAAGCTTGAGAAGAAGTACAATATCGGTGGAAAAGAGATACAGCCTTGGAAGTATGAAATTGATGCCGAGCATTCTGATGCAGATAGCTCATTAATAGCTACATGGTTCGAGGAAGTACAGCTGCCTAGTACTGTATAATATGGAGGTGTAGATAATGGCTAATATTAAAAAATTAAAAAGAGAACCTGTAATAGTAGATATTGGTGATGGTGTTGAAAGAAAGCTTAGATATACTCTAAACTCTTTCGCACTAATTGAAGAAAAGTATGGAACTATTGATAAGGCTATGGAAATATTGAAATCTGGCAGTATAGCAGCTATTAGGTTTGTATTATGGGCGGGTCTTATACATGAGGATGAAAACCTATCTGAGCACTATGTAGGTAGCCAAATAGATTTAGCAGACTTAGAAGACTTAGCAGAAAAGATGAATAAAGCAATGATGGGAGATTTACCACAGGATGAGGCGGTTAACCCAAACTAATAGGAAGTCCCGGGAATAAACAAGGCCAATCCGCACAGCAGACAACAAAAGATGATGGTTGGGATTGGCCTTTTATGCTATTCTTAGGGACTGTAGAACTAAGAATGACTGAGGAACAATTCTGGAATACAACACCAAGGAAATTTAAGGCATTAGCAGATGCTGCTATAGAATATAAGCAAATGCTATATGGTTTAGGTGAAAAGAAGGCTGAGCCTAAGTTTGGGTACATCGATCAAATTCCTGGATGGTAGGAGGTGTAGCTAATGGGATTTTTCTCTAATTTAACGGCTAAACTGGGTATTGATATTTCACAATTTAATAAAGGTTTAAGGGCTGCATCTGCTGCCACAACTAGGTTTTCTAAACAGGTAGCAAAGGACTTTAGGACTACTGCTAAAAGCGCCAAAAGTGCTAGCAATAGTTTTAAGATACTCGAAAGCGCAGCTGATAAAGGTTACAAAAGTGTAAGGAGAATTACACAGGGAATTATAATTTCTCAAGCATTTTATAGGACTGTTCACGCTATACAAGACATTACTAAAGAGCTGTACAATTTTTCCCAAGCTGTAGAGGAAACTAGGGTAGCATTTACAGGACTTATAGGAGACGCTGATAAAGCAAAGAGATTTAATGATACCCTTCAAGACTTGGCTGCAGATACTCCTTTCGTATATGAGCAGGTAGCTGATAACGCCAGAATGCTTTTGGCGTATGAGTTCCCTCTTCAGAACATGGAAAGGATAATGAGAAGTATAGCGGACGCTACTGCAGCATCCGGTAAGGTAGAGTCTTATAGAAATATATCTGAAGCATTAGGACAAATACAAGCAAAAGGTAGACTTACTGCTAGGGAGTTAATAAGGTTAGCGAACGCAGGTATTCCTGCGTATCAGATACTAAGAGAAGAATTAGGGATGACGCATGAGCAGATTGTTAACCTTGGTAAAACTCCTGTTCCTGCTGATATAGCTATTCCAGCTATTCTTAGGGGAATGGATAAGAGGTATGGTGGAGCCGCTGCAGCGATGCAGAGAACCACAAGAGGCTTAGCCAACGCTATTAGAGAAAATCTTCTGATAATAAGTCAAAATGTCTTCGATCCTCTGTATCAGAACTTCAGAGTTAATATGGAGAAAATATCTAATAGATTAGAAAAAATGCGGGATGATGTAAGGAAGGGCGGTTTCGGTTACATGTTAGCGAACATGTTTCCACCGGAAATCGTTCAGAGGATACAATTATTTGCAGCTAATATACAGATGTTTATACAGAACATGGTAGCTATGTATAAATCGCTAGCTCCAGTCAGACGCGCTTTCGCTGAGCTATTTATAAACACGTTTAATGCGGTTATGCCGTTTATTAATATGTTTACGCGAATACTTGCTGTATTAATACAAATATTAACAAGCAACAGTACTGCAGTTAGAGTATTCGTTTCAGCGCTTGGTGGTTTGTTTATTGTAAACACTGTGATAAAACTAATAGTTGGTTTTAGAGCAGCTTTGAAATCGCTGCTGATAGTTAAGTTAATTGCACAGGGTGTAGTGTACCTAGGAAAAGCGATAGGGTATCTAACATCGATGTTAGCCACTAATCCGCTTGTAGCTTTTATTGGGTTAGCAGTAGGCGGGCTATTGGCTATGACATTGGCTAGTAAGAAGTTCGGAAGCACTATAGATAACTTAATGAGTAAAGCATCTAGAGCATTTGGTGTAGACCCATCTAAGATATTCGCACCTAAGATGGAAGAAAACACGAAGATTGCTAATGAGTTCAATCAAGAACTTGAGCTATCTAGTGAAGGGCTTAAGAAACTGGGGGATAAGGCCAAAGAAGCTGGTAAGAAAGCTAAGCAAGCTTTGATGGCATTTGATGAGGTATTTGTACTTCCTGACTCAGATGTGGGTGCCGAAGGCTTAGATGATATATTTGATATTTCTGATATAGAAACTCCTGCTATACCACCATTTGATGCTAGTGAGATGTTCCCTGACGTTGGCGCAGCGATAACTGAATGGACCCAAGGCGTAGCTGACTCCATTCGCGATAAGCTTGCCAAGGCAATAGTCGGTGCGGGTATAGGGGCGGTTATAGGTGGTATAATAGGTGGTATATTTGGAGGATTACCTGGGGCAGTTCTGGGTGCTAAGATAGGTGCGGCTGCTGGCGCAATAGCAGGGCTATTCTGGGAAAAGCTAGTAGAGTTCTTCAAATCACCTACTGGCATTGGCGCAAGTATAGGTACTACACTAGGAGCAATAATAGGTGGTATGATTGGTGGGCCAATAGGTGCAGCTGTGGGTGCCGTACTCGGAGGTGTCGCGGGTGGTATAGTAGGTCACTTCTGGGGTAAGCTAGAGGAAGCGTTTAAAAGTAGCACTGTCAGAGGGGCGACACTCGGAGCTGCGCTAGGGACATTAATAGGGCTTGCTATAGGAGGACCACTAGGAGCAGGTATAGGTGCAGTTATAGGTGGTGGTCTAGGCGCTGTAGTTGGTCGCTTCTGGGAAGATTTAGAAAAAGCTTTTACTACTTCAAAAGATAGCCCGCATGAGCGAATAGCTAAAAAAGTAGCTAAGTCTTTTTCTAATATATTTGAAAAGGCTGAAAGTAATATTAGAGTTAAAGTAAATGACATCCTTAGCTTATATACAGAGCTAGGTGAAAAAAGCTACGAGAAGCTCTATAAGTTTTATATTAGCAACACTGAACTAACTGAAGAAAGTTGGTCAGATTTAAAAGAGCTAACTAAAAAAGAACAACAAGAGTTTTTAGACCTATTAGATACGCATAAACAAGAAGAGTTAGAACTTGTAGCTAAAGCTCACCAAACAGGAATTATAACTGCGCAATCGAACGCAGATGAATTAACACAAGCGATAATAGATAAGTATAATGAAAGGGCAGAAGCTACTAAGATAGCTTTTGAAAATATAAATTCAATAATAGAAACATCATACAATGACCATGGAACCTTAACGTCAGAAGCTTTGGAAGAGATACGTGGTATTTATGCTCAACACAATAAAGACATTATAGGCGAAGCTACAGAACATAATGCAGGATGGCTGGGTATTGAAGCAGTAGCTTATAGGAATCTTGCTGAATTAGATAATGCAGAGCTTGATGCAAGACTTAAAAGAGTTCAAAGTATGTTTGAAGAAGAAAAGATTGAGTTAGATAATAGCAATCAAGAGAAGCTTGAATTAATCAATGCTCTATATGCTGCTCAACTTATAAGCGCAGATGAATATAAAAATCAAATACAAAATGTATGGGATGAATATGAAGAAGCGTATACTGCATTAGAAAAAAGAGAAGCGGAAATAACAGAAGACATCTTAAGTCACAAAGAATCAATTTTGGATAAGACAATAGAATGGGTCGAAAATACCAAAGAGAAGTACGAGGATTGGAAGAATAGTATCAGCGAAAGCTTTAGCGCTTGGAAAAAGGAAACCTACACTAGCATAACAGATTGGTATGAT